TGCAGCATTTTCCCCAAAAGGAAAAATTGGATTTCCTGTTGTGTCCCCACTTTTTCCTACAAATTTATATTGGTTTACTGTTGCCATTAATCTAAAAAGAAACTTCTAGCTTCTATCTCCTGTTTTATTTCTTCTTGAAACGTTGTGTTTAATTTCTCAAGAACAGCATCTAAATCTCTTACTAAAGATTGTGCCACATCTTCTTCATACTCTGAGCTTGCTCTAGTTAATGTTTGTACTATCTTTGCCATTATCGTCTTCCTCCAGCTTGTATATCTAATCTAAAAGTTCCTAATTTCCAACTAGTATCAACAGCTGTATTGGATATAGTAAGAGCTATTGATCTAGCTCTAGCACGTGTGTCTACTTTTGTAGTACTAGATGTTATAGTAAATGGTCCGAGTGATGAACTAGCTGCTGTTTCATTAGGGTAATCTCTTAAATCTAATTGTATTATTGTATTACCTGATTGATTAATAAAATCAGGAACTATTCTACTCACTCTCATAATATTTTCACCATCACCTCTAAGGTCAGCCATGTTAGTAGCCGCACCTCTTACAACTTTTTGAGTAATGTCATAATCACCAGAAGTAATATCTGCTGGAATAGCTGTAGTAACACCCAACCTTATTTGATTAAGTCCAGTTTCGTGTTCATAGTAATAAGTAATTCCATCTGTATTACCTTCAACATCAAAAGACACATCTGTATTTGCATCATATTGTGTTGCATGTGGTAATCCAAATACTGCAGAATCTTGCCAAGTTGTTCTAGTAAATAATGTACTATCATTTGTAAACCATATGGGACGTTTAGCTGTTGAATCTAAATAACTATAGGTAACTGATCTAGTAGTAACATTAGAAGCAGCTGTAGGATAGAACCAAGTAATCTCTCCAAACAAGTTATTAATACCACAATAAATAAATTGATTAGATGTTGTGTTAAGATCATCATAAACATAATCTTCAACCAAACAATCCATGGATTCTAGTTTACCAGTGTATCTAAAGAAACCATTATCGGACATCCAGTAAGCAGCACCATCAACTTCAACGGCTGCGTTCTTACCAATTAATCCACAGTTAGTTCCAACTTGTTCGTAAGCAAATGTAAAAGGAGTTCCAACAAATCTCATAGTAAATAAAGAAGTGTCTGACCAAATGTAAATTGCATTTCTACCAAGTTTAGCACCGATGATCCGTGATCCAGAGGCCAGTCTTTGTGTACCAGCACTGTTGGTTGCTGTAGGTCGATAGTCATTTATATTTTCTTGAGAAGAAAATCTTATAAACATATCGTCCTGTGTAGTTTTATTTCCTATAGTTGTTTCAGTTCCAAAAAATACTAAGTGTCTGTCTGGTGTTGATACTAACATGTCACGTGACGCTGTAGGTGCACCAACTATTATTGTAGCTCTTGTACCTGTGGCGTTACTTAAATTAGAATCCCATTCAAAACATTCACCATTAAAAATTAAAGCAATCAATGTACTACCTAAATTGTCCAAAGACCATAAACCAGGTTCAGCTACAGTATCCGTGTCGGCTGATGATTGACCCCAACCAGAAAAACTACTATGATTTGTAACCGTTGCTCCTGTGTTATGAGAAGCATTCGTTGTCCCTCTAACGTTTCTAGTTATCCCTGTTAAAGTGTTTGTTGCTGTGTTTACTCCTGTGTAAGAAATTTCTTCTGTGCCTACTTGTATAAAATTAGTTCCGGTTGTTGGAAAATTTAATACAGATGTTAAAATAATACTAGTCCCTGTTCCACCTGTTCCTGCTGAGTTAGCAGACAAGGCTCCGTTCAAAGTTGTTGTTTGAGGAGCTGTTGATGTTCCACCATATTGAGATATACCCCATCCAAAAACCCCAACTTGTTCTGCAGGACCTACGTGATAATATTGAAAAAAAGTAATTCCTCCAGACGTAGTAGCACCAGATCCGGTTTCATTGCTGGGCATTGTAATAGTAATTTGTGTTGAACTTAAAACAGAAGTTACCATAAATTTTTTATCAGCAAAATCTGTGGCACTAAAATTAGAATTAGTAATTGCACTAAAGGTAGATGCATCATCAAATAAAATAATGTCCCCCTCTTGAAAAGTATGTGCACCACCAAAAGAAATAGTAACAGTCGGTGATCCGTTAACCGTGCTAAATGCACTTGTAATAGCTGTGCCTGATGGATTAACTAAAGGATGTATGTCGTAAAAAACTTCTCCTGAGTATGCGTATAAAATTCTATTGGTGCCAATAATAGCATATTTAATACCTTGTTTATTGACCATGTGATGTAACCCTCTAGCTGCACCAGTAAGTTTACTATCACCTAATTGATTCCAACCACCTATTTTTTCTGGTGTACCGTATCTAAAACGTACATTAGTACCGCCGGTCCATTGTGACTCGGCTCCTGTTGAAGTAACCTGTTTATTAAATCCTGGTAGAAATCCTAATTTTTGTAGCATATAAAAACCTGTTTACTATGGTTTATATTAAATTTAACGCTATATCAAGATCTCGTTAAATTATCGGGCATTTGTAGGTATTCCAGTTGACGTTACAAATGGATTTTCAGCAAAAGCCATATAAAGATATGTATGACCAGATTCGTTCTGACCACCATTTGCATCATTATTTTTAAATCCATTACTAAAAAAATTAAAAGAACCAGAGCTAGTATTCCCAGCATTACCTGTATTTGCTTTTATAAAATTATTAACTATATTAAATGTATTTCTTTTATTATCTACCATGTACCAATTTTCTGTTGAACCTATTGCTTTTTTAATCATTACAAAAGCTGGTCTAAATCCTGTATAAGCAAATGTCCCATCATTATTTCCATTACCAATATAGGTTCCTATACTAGAAAAACCTTGTTTTTCTACAAAACAATAAGCTACATAAGTTCCATTACTTGCATTTTGACCTTCATAAGTTTTAAGATCAAGAAGTGCACTAGTCCAATTATCAGTTTGAGAAAAACTACTATTAGTTGATGTAGCTTCAGTAGTGTTTAAAACTAATTTAGTTTGATTACCTAATATTGTTGATTGAACTATCCAATTTACTGCACCAGCAGCATTGTCTAATCTTTTCCAAATTACAATTTTAGGTTTAGCATTTAATCCATGTTTTATTGTGCCATCACTTCCTGTTCCTGTGTAAGTAACTATAGAAAATCCAGAATCATTACTAAAACTTCCTGTACTATCAATAGTTCCTATTCCAGTTCCACTTGCGTCATTGGTAAACGACGTGTCAGTTTTCCAAGCCCAAGAAACATAGGTTGCACCATTTTGATTTACTGCACCATCGACACCACCATTAGCAACTGTAAAACCAGTTGAAGTAAAGGAAGCAATATTTGTTGCACTAGTTGATTCAGCTTCATTACTACTTGGAATAATTTTTTTTGTTGCGCCCCTTACTGAATCACCAAGAACATGCTGCTCCCCTAAACTCCTGCTTTTTATCCAGAGCATATTGGGCTGCATACCTGTGCCATCAATAGTTACAGCTCTATTTTGTTGTCCATCACCTGTATATAAGGTAGTAGAAAAATAAATTGTTGCATCGTCTACAGTTGTATAAGCCATTATCCGAACTCCGCTATGTTTTTTGTATTAATTGCATAGTAACCTGATGGTACCGCCATCGAAAAATTACCATAACCGTTTCCATCTGCATTTCCTCCAGCAGTTTTTCTGCCATTGAATGTTCCATTTCCACTTCCTGAATTTAAATCATAGTTGAGATCAACAGAAGATGAATTAGCACCATCTATAACTCCAGTTCCAAGATCAGTATAATCAGATATTGGATAACTATAATTTTGTACATGTAAATTTCCATCTTTGTAAATATTAATTACATCATTATCAAAGTCCATAGCAAAAGAAATAATAGATCCGTTTCCAAAACTTCCTACTGATGTTGATGATGAACCATTTAAAAAAGTGGCACCATTATATTTTATAACATACCCTTTAAAACCAGATCCATAAAAATTATAATATTGACTTGTTGCTAAAGACCAAAAACCAAAACCGGCATCAGATTGAGAATCAGCTTGTTCAACATTATATTCTATAAACCATTTTCCTTTACTTGGAAAAAGTGTAGTTGAAAGTGGTCCGCCTACTCCACCGCCATCTCTTGTTGCACCTTCTACAAAAATTTGTGCGGCACTTGCGCCACCCTGAACTCCAACATATCCTGCAAAAGTAGTATACGTGTTACTAGGTGTATCTGTATATTGATTTTGAGTACCAAGACCATTAGTAGTCCAATTTTCACTTTGTCCCGATACATCAGTTCCTAAAGCGGAAGCGGTTGAAAAATTTAAATAATATCCATTAGTACCAAAAGTTAAACCCGATACATCTTTAGGTACCCATATCCCGCTGTCTGAATCAAATTCCCCAAAATCTGTAACATCATTTTGTGTGCCATCACAAGATAATACTTCTGACATGTAACCATCAAAACGACTTGCATTACCATTTCCATAAACACCTATCCATTTGGTTATGCCACCATATAAAATTTGTGGAACTAAATTTTGGCTAGGAGTGGTTTCTGTTGCAAAAGATGTGATTCTTGTGCCATTAAGATATATCTTTACTCTATCTCCAGCAGTTCCTAAAGTTGTGTCTATTGCAATTACTAAATTATACCAAGCGGCTGTGTCTAAAAATAATTGATTTGTGTCAAATCTTAAACTAGTACTACCACCATCTTTAGTTTGAAACTCTAATTTTTTATCAGTGTTTATTTTAAGTTGTGTGAAATTATTACTATTATCATAGGTACTAAATAGATATTTATCTGCACTTGATGATAGTTGACTCATTTTAAACCAAAAACTAAAAGTTCCTTTTCTACTATTTGTAGGTTGATTTGAAAATGCATTATACATGTAATCACTAGTAGCGGAATTAAACATAGCTGAGTTAGCTACATCAAATCCACCGCCTACTGCTGAGTTTGCTGGTATAATTATAGACATGGATTACAACTCCAATATTGGTAATTCGCCTAAAGGTCTTGATTGGACACCATCAGCATCTTCTGTGTAAGTGTGTAAAGTTTCAAGTGCTGCAGTATCTGCTGCATTTGTAATTGCAGTTTCCATGCTTGCTTGTTTAGTTCTAACTGCATCTCTGTGCGTAGATATTGCACTAGGGATTGCTGTAGATTTCTCTGTGTTTCGTGTCACGTACCAATCAGTTTTAGCTAATTCGTTTGCAACTGATTTTTTTAAATCTTTAATTAAATTATATTTTAGCCCTCTAGTTTTTAAATCTCCGGCTGTTATATCTCCAGCATCAGATAAAGCATCAATTTCTGTTTGTGTCCAAAAACTATCTGCATGCGGTATAGCTGTGGCAGTTCCATATGAAGCTGTTACAGCATTGTTAGCAAATGCAAAAGATTGGTCAGTATTAATATACCATGTACTATCTTTTTCATTGCTGCTATCAAATATTACTTCATAAATACCAATAGCTTCTAGTTCTGAAGATGACCATTTAGTAAATATATCTGCAGGGTATTGTAAATCTCCTAAAGTAAATCCTTTAGGGTAGTTAAAGTATTTTGTTATTGTTCCTGATTCTACTAATGCGTACATAATATTCCTATGATAGTGTTAATGCCAAAGTTTGACCTATTAATAACCATTTAGCTCCATTGTATCTAAATGAAAATATGTCACCTAAGTTTGCTGTTGTTGTTAAAGTTGGTGCTGTGTCAGATGGAAATTCGTACACGGCATTCCATGTTATAGTTCTTGAACCTGTTCCATCTTGAATAACTAGTAATGATATAAATTGTCCTGCAGCCGGACCTGTTCCTGAAGGTGCAGCCATAGTTCTGTTTCCAGCTAATGTAACTTTTGCAACTGGGCTATTAATTACATTCCAAGCAATAGTTGATCCGTCTGTTAAAGTGTCTTCTGTGTTTAATACAGCACCAGATATTGTTGTTAAATTGTTAGCGTTAGCTGTTAATACTTTTGAAGCAGCACTTGTTCCAAGTGTTGCAAGGTCCAAATAGTTTAATTCAGTGGTTGTAGATGTAACTCCATCTAAAATATTTAATTCCGTTGAAGTAGAAGTTGTTGTAACATTTTCATTAATTTTTGGTAAAGTTAAAGTTTTGTTTGTTAAAGTTTGTGTTCCAGTAAGAGTTACATCTCCTGCTGCTCCTACAGTCGCCTCATAAACTCCAGTGTTTGTTGCAACACCATCAAGATAAATAAGTTTATATCCTTTGTCAGTTGCTGAAAAAGTAACTGTTGCTCCCGAACCTGAAACTGCTTTTAATTGTAATGTGTATGCACCTGAAGTAGTGTTTTTAATAATGTAAATATTTTCTGTAAGTAATGGAAAAGTTACAATTCTATTTCCAGATATTGTTCCTGTTAATTCTATAACTCTTTGTTGAGCAGTACCTGTTAAAGCACCATCCGCTATTGTTAAAGCTGTTGGTGTTCCTGAATTAGTCACAGCTTGAGAAAGATAGCCACCTGTAAGTTGTTCAATAAGACTTAAGTTAGCGTTAGTTTTTGTTCCCCAAGTACCAGCGTTTTCGCCGGTTGCCATTAGCTCTAGGCCAAGGTCTGTGAATGTTGATGCCATAATTTTGTACTCCTAAATTGGTTTATTTATATATTTTATTTGTTGTTAAGTCAAACATGTTTAAGCGGTTTTCCTAGTATATCCGGTACTATCTTTAGGTACTTTCCTTGTGTAACCTGTGCTGTCTTTAGGTGTTTTTCTATTAAAGTATTGAAGAATAAGATTATCATTTAACTCAGTTGTTGCTTCAACTCCAGTTAAAGTAATGTCCATTGAAAATATAATACTTAGTGCGCCTACAGCAGAGGTAGTTGATAGACCTGTTACTGGAACTCCTATTTCAGGAACCAAAGCTCCTACAGAAGATGTCGCCTGTACTCCTGTTGGAATTTGAGAAATTTGTTCTGATAAAGATCCTACAGATGAAGTTGTAGATAGACCACCTACTTCAACTACTAAAGCATCTAGAACTATTCCACCAACTGCAGAAGTCATTCCAAGACCTGTTAATCCAACAGTGGCTTGTGTTATTGAAGGAGCACCTACACTAGATGTAAGTGGTAATCCTGTAGGTATAACTACAGGACTTATAATGAAACCTAAACTACCTACAGAAGAATTTGCTTGTTGACCTGTTAGTGTAACGGTTACAGTATCAAAAGCAGTAACACTTCCAATTGCTGATGTTGCACTAACTCCAGTTGGTTGAACTAAACTATTAAACGAATCTCCATAAGGTTCTTCACCCCAACCATTTCTACCCCAACCAACTAATGTTCCAGCATTATCAAAAGTACCTACTTCGGATATAGCTTGTACACCTGTTAAAGCTGCAATAGATAATACACCTGAAGTTATAGAACCTACAGAAGAAGTTGCACTAACACCTGTTGGTATAATATTTTGTGTGTCTAAAGCAATAACACTTCCAATTGCTGATGTAGCAGATAAACCCGTTAGTTGTACTGCATAATCTACACCCCAACCGGAGTTACCCCATTCTTGTCTACCCCAACCTACTTCATTAAAAGCTTCTACTGCACCTACATTAGATGTTGTAGATAAACCTGTAAGAGAAAACGTAACATCATCTTGATCACCCCATTCATTTTGTCCCCATTGAAGGAGACCCCATGAATTTGCGGATAATGTATTTGCTTGTCCACCCATTCCTGAGTGGTATTGACAATAATAATAAAGTTGTGGTGCACTAGCAGCTACAACAATTTGAGTATAAGCCCCAGCTTGACCTGGTGTGCCATTATAAGTTACTCCTGTTGTGTATTCAGATCCACCGCCATGTGTTCCATTACTTGTTGTAGAAAATTTAAAAGGATGTCCACCATTAGAACCGGCTGATTGATCAAATTTATATGTATAACCTTCAGCAAGATTTACAGTTTCTTGTAAAACACCATCGATATAATATCTATTACCAGCACCCGGGTTAGCAACCGTTACTGTGAAGGTTCTAATTACCGACATAAGGAATTACTCCCTATGCTATACGAAGGATTGCGTTTGATGCGTCTGCCGTTGGAAATTGAATTGTAAAAGTTCCACTTGATACAGTTTTGTTTCCACCAAATGCTATTGCACAAACTGATGGGTCACCTGTTGCTGCTTCATTATAAATTAAACAACCGTTAGCTGTAAAAGAAGCTGATGTAAAAGATACATCTGCAAAATCGCAACAAGCTGTGTCACCTGATAAAGCTGGTGTTACATTTGTAAGTGCAACTCCTTTAGTAGAATAACCATTACCATTAGCTACTTCGTTTGAAGTTGTATAAGCTGTTGTTGATTTATTTAATGTTGCTTGGTCTGTATACAATGCTAGTTTAAATTCATTTCCACCTTGAGTGAAATTGTGGATTGCTCTTAAAACTTCTGTTTTGAAAGTGTTACATACTGCTGATGTTATTGCCATAATTTTTTATCTCCTAATTACTGAGGCGCTGACTCGATTGGAATTCTTATTGTACCATCCGTGTAATCGTCTCGTCTTCTTCTTCCAATTTGCATCGCTGCAAACTTTTGTAGTTCTTGTGTATACTTTTGTGTGTATAATGTCAACATATCTTGTGGACCTTTTAAGAATCCATAAGCCTCTACAAGACAAGCATATAGCAGTCCTTGTGGAAAATAGTTACTTAAATATGTATTAGAATTACCATCGTTTCCTGATCCAAGACCCACGGGCATTACATTATAATGTATAATATATTGATAATTAGCATTTGGTGTAGGAGCTAAATAAACTGCACCTGAAGTAGCTGTTGTTGCACCTGTTGTTGCACCACCAAACATTGAATAATATTTAGGAAATCCGGTTACATCTTGTGCTGCTGCTCCGCCTGCAGTTCCTGTTAATTCATTAACATATTCTGATATAAAAGTTTGATCACGTCTCTCTAACCATTGACCAGGACC